GGAGGTGACGAAGATGTCCTTCACGAAGCCGCCTTCATGGCTGTCTTCGGTGCGGTTGTTACGATACTTGCCGTATCCGCGTCGAGCAGCCGCTTTCCCGAGGAAAAGGGAGTGCCCAAGGATGACACCAGACATGTTACAGTAGTAAATGGTGGCCTCTCCAGCGGTATGGGTGTCGCTGTTCAGGTCTGCATCCCAAGCGGGAGACCCCGCCACACCAGCATCAGCTGATCCCCAGCCGCCGCCAGTTCCACCAGCGGTGTTGCCAACCTCCAACCTGTCGTTGACGACAAGAGAATGCCCCGCATTCCCCGTCTTTGAGCAACGATAGAGGTTCCACTTGCCAGCAGCCGTAGTCGCGTTGGCGTGGTTATAGACCAGAACGTGGAAGTTGCCATCCGTGTCATGCTTCTGGTAAACCATGCTCGCCGCGATGTCGAGCGTGTCAGTAGCAATGAACTTGAACGCATACCCCGGGAAATACTTGAAGTATGCCTGTTGCAAGCCGGTGTTTGTCGGGTTGTTGTATACATCAGCGCCGCCGCCGTAGATGATGTCCGTGGTGTCAGCAAATGACCCCGAGCCTCCATCAGTTACGGTTGCAAACCCGTTAGTGGTAGAACATCCGAGGATGGCCTTGGGGTTCAGCGGAGAAGCAATCGCACCGAATCCGTCGTGGTCGATGGGGTTGTACTTCTTGACGATGTTGCCGCGAATGTCGGTGTAGCCACCGCCGAACAGTACGTTTGCATACGAATCCGGTCCAGCTTCCCTGTTAAAGGTTTTGAAGTCGGAGTCCTGCTCAAGACTGAACAGGGCGTCGGTAGTTGCAACCGTGACGTAACGGTCGATGACGTTGCCATTCTTGTCCCGGCCAGCCTTTGCGGGAGATCCGCCGAGGCGTGAAAGCTGGGTTTGAGCGGCAACAATAGTATCCCAATCGAGAATGTCAGCGGAGCCGACCTGATCAAGATTCGCCTTGTTGTTGGCGTAGACAAGGTTGCCGTCTGCCGTCCCCCTGTGGAGGAAGGACATGAACAACTTCTCGGACTTCTGCCGACCCATCCACTTGCCAAGCTCGCGGGGGATGCCCACGGTGATCTCACCGCGCATGCCCATGTATTCCTCGGCCCGTTCGGTGTAACGAACGCCGTGACGGAGGAAATCAACCGACAGGTTGTAGGAGTTGAGCTTGATCGACTCAAAGTGACTCTCGTCATTGAACAGATCGTCGCCGTGGTGGGGCTCGTCGTAGAGGCCAGCCATCTGGGTGAATGTAATCTTCTGACCGCGCCCTTTCGAGGTGTCGTTGACTACTTGGATGATCGCGTCTTTGCCGCCTTCCATTGGGGCAAAAAAGTCGGTGGACTGTTCATAGACCTCGACTCCTTTGCGCCACAATTCTCGGACGGCATTAGCGTCACCATACGGGTTTGCTGCGTCATTGGAGAGAGGGTTTCCGTTGGGGAAGTCCGCAGCGGAGCCTTGTCCAATTACGTTGGAGGTGTGAAATGCCATTGGATTATGGAGTTATAGTTTGTGGTGGTTGTGCCACCGCAACTAATCCCTCGCAATCCGCAGGTCTCAAAGACGGGCCCCGTTTGAAATCTTCTCAAGAAGATCATCAAACTGGTCAGCGTCCTTAATGTTTGCAAGTTGCTCGGTCAGAGTAGCAGTAGCGCCTGTGGAACCGCTCGCCGTCCGACTTTCGCCGGAAGCTGCGGGGATTGGTGCCAGTTTCTCTGTCCTTGCGGGTTGGGGCGAAGATGCAACTTGCTGAGGCTCCTCGGCCTTTTTGGGGGCCGGGGTGGACCGCTTGTCGGACGCTGGTGCGATTTGCAACTCTTTTGCTGCCATTTGGGCAACCATGAGCGGCTTGTCTGCGTCGTAGTAACGGGGATCGTCCGTATCTTTTAAAGCCTCGTCGATTTCTGAACATCGTTTGTAAAAATCTGAACCCTCGTTGGCGAAGTCCGGGAAAAGGTTGGAGGCGCTGTCTGCCGAATCATCAAATCCGGCGTCATGCTCTGTTTGAGCGGTAACTGCGTCTTCCTTTTCTCTTTCTCCTAAAACGTCGATCAGATCCTCCATGTCGGACATCTGGTCCCGGACATCAGCAACTTCATCTAAGTCGCCGTCCCGGAAAGCCTCTGTTTCCTTTGATCTTAAATCTTTGAGCGCCTGTTTAGCCTCTGCATGGGTCAGCCCTTTTAATACATCTTCGCTTTCTCCTTCGCCAGCATCCCCTTCCTCACCACCTTGAGTGGTTTGGTCAGGATTCTGGTTTGTGGCTGTAGCTAGATTTGTGGGTTGTCCTATCTTTTCCCCCGCTATCCTTATGGCGTCTGCCATTGATATTGAGGATTCAGCTGTCTGGGCGGCTTTGTAGATACGAAAAGCCTCAGCATCCAAATCGTCCGTGGGGCGAAAGCGAAACTGTGGCGGCTTTTGTGAGCCGCTTTCAGGTTCCGCAACCTCCTCATCCTCAGCGTCTTGTGCCTCTTCCGGGGCTTCCGCCTCCGGGGTGGCTTCCGCTTCTCCCTCTGGAGGGGCCGTAGCGCCTTCTGAGGTTTCAGCGTTTTGCTCAGGAACAGCCTCGGAATCCGATAACTCTGCAAGTGCCTGTGGGTTCATTTCGACTTCGTCCATTAAACGCTCGAAATCCTCCACTGAGTCCGCAGAGCCGATTCTGTCGGCCATGTTTGGAGTGGCCTCTACAGGTGATTCTGGGATCACTCCTGCATTTGCCTCCTCGCCCGAATCCGCAAGACCAGCGTTGCTAGCCTCTTGGGGGTGTTGAATGCCATCAGAAGCAGGGGCAATAGCCTCCTCTTCTGCCGTCACTTCTTGGTCCGAATGGGCCGTTGCCTCACTCATTGCCTCATTTTGTCTTTTATCTGACTGTTTGCAAGAGTTAAATTGCAACATGTCCAGCGAGTCTTCTTTGCCTTCCGCAGGTTTTAGCAACCCCAATATGGTTCCCCCGGCCCCGGGCCTATACAATGACGAGATTATGCTCTCCAGTGAGCTGCGCAACAACGCCGGGGTGACCAACGAAAACGTCCACAAAACTTCGGAACTCCTGTCCTACCTCCACACCTTTGAGGAAAACCACATCACGGATATTAGTGGCTACAAATACGCCGTTCTTTCCCGTCGAGTCGGTGGGTGGCACGTTGGGGGCGGTTGCTTGCGGCCCTACTTTTCCACTAAAAACAAAAAAATAAGGGCCAAGTTTGAGACCCTCTTCATTGCTGTCCCCGGGGGAGACACAGGGGGACTAATCCCGGTTGTCCCCTTTTTTGGGGAGGCCTACTTGGACGATGAGGCCAACGACGATAACTTTCAAACGCTGAGTGACGGGTATTGGAGTGCTTGGTTTGAAATGGACGGCTATGACGCCAAGCTAACAATTCAGGACGCTGGTTTGCCCCCTCCCGCCCCCTCCAATTACTATGGAGACAAAATCGTATGGAATGTTGCAAAGTGGGGGGTAGAGGGCAGCGGGACGGATGACGCAAAGGTCACAGGCCTTGAAACCTTTGATTGTCCGTTTCTTCCCGCCCTAAGAGGTTACGGGGGTCACCCGGCCTTCCCACATCTTTACCAGAAACGCAAATCTCTGGAGGAGGGTGGACCGGAGAAGTGGTATATGAAGCCTTGTGCCCTTAACGTGCATGATATCCACACCGGGGTCCATATAAAGGCCAGCAACTGTGATGGCAAGCAAGAGCTGGATGCCAATAAAGGTGATATATGGTGGGCACACTTGAGCACCGACTCAGACGGAGTCCCAACCTCTTTGGAAATTGTTAAGGGCGAGTCCTTCACAACCCTCCCCTTCCAGCAGGAAATCCCGAAAGTCGAACACGTGAACCCTGAACCGGGAGGCTCCTCTCACAGTGATCCCGGCGTGGATGGGCAATATGGGAGCTATTACATTAAGTTGTTTGAGTTAGTTGAGATAGGGGGAGAGGCAAAGGGTGGGGGGAAGCGACTTGTCCCCCGGATTCATCATGGCAGCGATATTTACTGGGGCCGCTGGCTGGCTAAAAACGTGGGCGAGGGGTGTCCTATCTATAAGCAATTCAACACCGAGACCAAACAGCACGAATTTAGGAGTATTGTTGGATATGGAATTGTAGAAGTCACCCATGATGACGACACGATTACCATCAAAGTCCCCTACGCGGACGACTCCCCCTGCCACAACCACGATTAAATCACCCCAGCAACTCGTTCTGCGAGTCGGAGGCCTTCCTCATCAGGGCCGTGCTATTCCTCATCTTGTCCTCAACGAAGCCCAGCACTTCATCCAGCACGGCTATCGCCCCTCTGTGGAACTGAGTGTCCCGCTCGCTGGTCTCCGGGTCGTTGACAATCTTTTGGGAGTCCTCTCTCCTCTTCTCCATCGCCGGGATGAAGAGCTTTCTCCATCCTTCCGCGCCCCCCAGAACTTCTGCCATTTCGCCCACCTTCTGGGCGCGATCATACTTCTGCTTGTTCTGGTTTATCCGGCTCATATGTTGGGCGGTTGCTGCCCAGCCATGTTATCCCCCGTGTTAATCGAAAGTCCAGCTCCACCGCCGCCCCCTCCAGAGGGAGGCATCGGGGGGATTTGGAACCCCGGGGTAATAATCTCGTCAACGTGAGCAACCTGCATGGCCTTCAGCATTTGCCTGTATAGCTTCGCGGTGCGCTCTTGCAGCTCAACGGGCAAGGAGTAGAACTCAACGACCTTGATTGAAGCCTGTTGTGCCTGAACAAGCTCTTGCTCATTCTTGTATCTGGTCATCTCAAGACGGATGTCCATGTCCATGTCCCTCTCGATCATGTCCGGGGCAAAGACCATCTTCAGGGCGTCCTCATCCTCTGTGTAAACAAAGGCCTCTTCTTGGTCGAGGTAAGCCAGCGTGTAGATGCAGAAATCCCTGAGAATCTCTTCCAACCCATCTTGCAACTGGGCAAGGTAGATAGAGAACATCTCCTGCCCACTTCTTTCGATGTTTCTCACCCCGGTGGCGAGCTTGGAGGTGTCCATACCCAGCATGGCCGCGTCATTGGCATGAGACACACCACTCATGTTAATTGCAACCTGCATGAAGAACTCGATCTCCTTGTATATCTCCCTCCCCTTGATGTCATACAGGGGGATCACCTTGAGGATGGTCTCCGGGTCGATGTTGCCCTTGGGGGTGTAAGTGTCTCCCCCGTTAAGCTCAAGGTTCGCGTTGTCCTCTCCCTCCAAGGTGAGTTCCGGGTTCCAGAAGATCACATTCCCTGAGCGGGACTGGGACAGGTTCCAGCGGTTCACCAAGAGGTCTACAACCTCCTGCAAAGGCTGGAAGATTTCCATTGTGCCAATCCCGTGCCACCTTCCCTCTACCCTGTTGACTCTTGCAACCCTGAACGGCCTGCGACCGTTTGGAGTTCTGTTCGCAACGTAATCGTAGAATAGCGGCCTGCGGTTCGTGCGGTCCAGCATAAGGACGATGTCCTCCTGCACCCCGTCCTCGTCGGCATCAAAATGAAGATAAATCTCCGCGATCTCAAGGACGGGCTCTCCCTGTCTCTGATCCTTCTCCCTGCCGTCCATAGACTCCGACTGGTGGTCTTCCCCGGGACTCTCCCCCAGCTCCGGTCTGGGCTTGTCAGCAAAAGACCTTCTCTTCTCGTCCGTCCCGACAAGCTCTTGCAACGACTCAAAGATCCGGGCCGAGGTTTCCCTCGGGGTTTCCTCTCCCGTTTGCAACGCGGAAACATAAATGGACGCAATCTCTATCGCGGGTTTGTCGTAGAGGTGGGCCACACAATCGGCATCATCCAAGGTGGTTGCATCCAAGGGGGCCAAAAAGTCTTTGTAGTAGACTGGCTTGGATTCCGCCCCCTGATACCTGACCTTTTGTTGTGGAACCACCTGAGACTCAAACACCAATGATTCAGGGCCGCTCACGTTATCTGGCAACTGGGTTTGGCCGTCCCTTTGCAACACCCACCCCCCGGCGGCTTGCGGCTCGCCCATCCCGGGGGACTCTGGCTGAGCCTGCGACCATGCGTCATCCTGATAAATGTAATCGCCGTCAGCGGCCACGAATGGCTCTCCAGCTGCATTTACAGCAATGAGTGCCTGCGTCTTGAACTGGGTCCAGTCCTGCTTGTAGATTGTCTTGGCAACAGACTCGCCGCGAATAACGGAGCCCTCTATGCATGCCGTAAAGGTGCTCTTCAGGTCTGCTTGCTGGGCCTTGTGCTTCAGATACTTGTCTGTGACATCTGCCGTTTCGTCGTCGCTGGCCCCCACGGGGTAGGCCCCGAACCACGGATCAGTCCCAAGGAAATAATTCACCGATCTTGCAATTTGCTGCTGCGCGATTCTCCGGGACATGGGAACCGTCAGGTTGGACTCAGCAAAAATCCCTCCCAAGAGGTAAGAGCGCCAGTCTATCTGGTTGTGGTAGACCATCTCATACAGCTGGCGCTTGCCCATGAATGACCCTGCGGCCTCCTTGACCATGTTGTCTTCCCCGTGGCCATACCAGTTCGCCTGAGAGGTGCTTACCCTCCCCAGCTCATGCTCCAGCTCCTGAATTCTATTCAAAGCAAAATCAACCATTTTGATTTCTTGCTCGGGGGTGAGGGCAAGGGGAGAAGGAAAGACTACTTTGAGATCCTCCTTTTCTCCAATTTCCTGCGGGGCCTGCGTGTTGACGCCCTCCGGTATCACCTTGTCGGCAACCGCCTGAACCTGCGATGTTGATGTGGACTGTTGGTCGCTCATTTTTTATCCCTTCTCTTTCTGCTTTGCTTGTATGCCTCTAGGATAAAGCCGGGATGTGCCTTTGCATCCCCCCAAGCCTTATCAGAAGCACTGGATCTGGCTTTTTGTAGAGTAATTGCATCATAGACTGTGGCCTTTTCCGCCATCCACGCGACCTTGTATGCCTTGTGAAGAATCTCATACTGCTTTTTGGTTAGTTTTTGTTTTTGCTTATACCCTGTAAGCGGATCTTCCCAAGTGTAAACCTTGGACAGCCTGCCGGGCATGGTCATGGAGTCATCCTCTGGGTGCTCCTCCATATACTTCTCCACCATCTTGTCATGGACATTCGGGGTGTATGGCCTCTGCTTGAACATCCATGAGGCAAATCCCCTTGGCCGCTTGATCTTCTCCCCGTAGGCGTCCCTTTTTGCTGGGGGAGCAACCTTTCTGTCCATGTGAGGATACATCTCATATAACAACGTGTCCCGGAACCCCTCATAGAAGTCCTGACTGAGCGTTTCTTCCATGTGAATGTTGGAGTCGCGTACTGGCTGGCGCAAAAGATTCGGGACAAGGAGTGTTGCAAACTGCCTAGCGGCCCATTTATGAACCGACATCCTCCCCTGCGTCATCGTGAACATGTCATTCATGCCGCGAAGCATCGTCTTGTCGGTCAACTGCGCGGCAAGGGTATCCGCGATGAGGGAGATGGCGACCTCGTCCGCTCCCTTCTTCCCTCTGGCAAACAACTTGGTATTTCTTGCGAGATCAGCCGTGGTCCCAATTGTGAGCGCGAACGGGTCGATCCTTCCATAATTGAAAACGATTGCATCTTGCCCCGGCAACCCGATTCGGATCGAGTATGGGCCCATCCCTTTTCTGTAAGCCGCTTCCCGGGCGGCATAGGCCCCTTTGCCAAACTTTTTCATGGAGCCCGTTATCAGGAGCCACTTCTTGTCGTCGTCGTCATCTCCCTCCATCGCCCTGAAGAGAGTTGCGGCAATGATCCATGATAGTGTTTGGGTTGCTAACGTGTTGATCGCTTTCGCTGCCTCCGGGTCTGACTCTCCCCTCTTTTTAGCAGCGTATTGCATGACCTTGCCAGTGGCCCAAAATGTGGAGATGGGATTGGGGACCATCTTGAACCCCAACTGAACGAGATTCATCAGCACCCGGGTAAACGGGATCATGGTTATCCTGAATAGCCCCATTGCCACCCTTTGGGCGTCTATCGCCATTGTTGTTGTGAAGTCGCCGTCTATGGCCTTGTTCACGACTTTAGCCTGATGGAGAGACTTGTCATGGGCCTTGATGCCAGTGTCTAGGACGTTGACCACTGCTGCCAGCCAGCCGCCGATACCCTCGGGCGGCTTGCCTCTGGGCGTGGGCAACGCTGTGGTAAACGCCGCCAAATCCGACTGAACTCCTGCAAGCTGCCAAGACTTGGACCCTTGGACCCTCATCTCGGCGGTCACAAACTTCTCAAGCTCTGCCCCTTTTAGTCCTGCCGCCTTTCCTCTCCTGTAGGCGATGGCTCCCACCTCCATGCCGCCAACCATAAACCGGACCATCTCATCAATGCCCATGTTCGTGCGCAGAACTCCCCGCAGGGCGTGTCCTGCCCTCACGGGCTTTGTAGCGCCTTTTTCTTTTCCTATTAGCCTTCTTATCAAGGCTGGCCTGCGGAGCTTCACCCCCCATGATTCCAAGGCGAAGTCAAGGTAGTCGGCCAAGTGCCCCATCTGGTATCCGCGAACGTCCTCATGGGACTCGCCCTTGTATGCACCAGCGGCGTCTGAGTTGCCCTTGAGGAATGTGTGGAAATACGCGGTCTCCGTATCAAAGGCAATGAATGCCCTCCATAGCGCAGTCGTGTAGATTTCCTTGAGACCCCGCATCATATACTTGACCTCCTTCATCTGTCTGGCCTCTGGGTTTTGCAGGACCGAGTTTATCAGCGCCTCTGCCGACCCCACCGCAAACATCCTGTATCCCGAGAAAGGAATAGAGAGCATGTTCACCATAACAGTCTTGGCTGAAAATACTTGGGCATACCACGTTCCCACGCCACGGCTTATCCAGTCCCGGTCAATCTCCCCTAAAGCCACATACGCGGCCATGACATCTCTCGGGTCGTTAATGTTAAACCGTTTAGCAATTGCCTTTTTCTTGGCGTCCTCTCTCCTTTTCTTGCGCTGGGCCTCGGTTAAGGGCTTCCGGGCAGAGAAGGAGCGATTTACTATTTCCTCGGCGGTTGCATTTACGTCTCCGGGCTTCTTGGCCCCTCCGGGGGGAAGCTCGCCAGCCACATAGCTATCCATGTTGTCAGCGGTATACCCCCGCTCTGCCAACTTCACGGCCTCTGCCTTGAGGGACTCGCGCACCTTCTCGATGACGCGCTTCTGCGACTCTTCTGTTACCCCGGTTGCAAGTTTGATCTCCTTGGGCTCGGCCCCGTCACGGTGCATTTTGAAAACCTGCCGCTGCTTGTCTGTCAGCTTGGAAGTGGCCTCCCTGTCTGCCGCCGTGTCGATTGCGACTCCCTCTTTCTCTTTGTTGAAGATGTCATCCAAGGTCAAGTCGTAGCGGCCAAGAACCTTCTTGGCCTCTTCCAACCTGTGCTTTTGAAGTTTCTTAACGTCTTCGTTGTAAGCCGCCTTGTTTTCCTCTGGGACGCGGCCCCCCTCTTCGGCCCCGTGTTTGTTTTTGAGGTGCGTAACCTGTAACGGGGGGGCGATGTTAATGGCATTCCCTAGCGCGTAGTAAGCCCTCTGCTGGGGAGTTTGGAACGGGTCTCGCATAGCGGCCATCTCTCTGGCCACCTCTCCCCGGACCTCTTGCTCTGCTTGCGCCAGCGACAGGGCGAATTCGATATCCGCATCTGACCCGCTAACCATTGCCTTTTGCAAGACGTTTGCAACCACGCGCTTGGCGGCTATTTGAAACTCTGGCGAGCCGGGGTTGCCTTGGCCTTCTGCGCGATCAAAGATTTCGTGGATGATAGCGTCCTGATCAACCATCAGCTTGTTCGCGTCCTTAACCCACTGTTTCCAAGTCTGCTGGGTTTTAGACCCCTCGTAAACCTCCTGCGCGACCGCCTCAGCCTCCCGAGTGGGGAGGTCCGTGGAGCGCATCGCCCTTTCCGGGACGCCCTTAACCACTCGTTCCCCGGAGGGCGTCTTCTTTGACTTATCCCCCCACAGTTTGCGCCAGCCCTTCTTGCCCATTTTCATGCGCTTGGCGGCGTCCTTGGCCTTCTCTGCCTTGGTTCTCTTGCTCGCCTGCGCCCTACCCGGATCTACCTCACCTGACTCAGCAGCTGGTCGATCTTGCCGTTCTCCTCTCGCAGCTCTCTCCTCAGCTCTTGCATCCCCGGGTCTTTCGGCAAGGTATCCTTCATAACCGCTAGCCTTGAAGAGTTTCTCAGCTTCTTCCTTATCAACTCCGCTCTTCGTTTGCTCTTCATAACTTTCTAATGTGGCGAATATCCCTTTGAACGCTCCCTCTCTCTTATAGACAGGAAAATCTTCTGCAACAATATCGGATATCTCCTTTTGGATGGCCCTTCCTAGTGGGCCAAACTTGAAGGTGAGCCCTCTTGCTAACTCCTGTCCTTCTTCGTGAATTACATCATGCAGCTGCTCATGGAAGGCCACCCCAGCCACTTCTTGCAGGTAGTGATGGTAAAGCTCTTCAAGGTATGCCTCTTCCCCTCCCATTTCTTCTACTATCTCCGAGAGAGGCGTGTCATCGTCTGTTGCAAACTCGTTGTGGATGAGGAGCCC